CTGCTGTATAGGTTGGATCGACGAGATGTGAAATCGCCAATCTACATGATGTTGCTCGATTTGTAAAACAAAAGAGTGAATAACATATCGAACCTGTCCAAAATTGAAAGTGCTGTGCCATATTTGCGAGATGTGTAACCTCGTAATTCTGGGTCGTACTAATTGTATCTGTAACACAATACATTGGATTCACTGGAAACTGCGCTACTGCTGTCCCTGGTATATCTGATGCTGTGATTGATCCAATATAAATAAGAGATGGTAGTCTCTTATAATTTTCAAACAAGTTATAATCTTTTTCACAACCAAAAAATGAGGTGTCGTTGGACACTGCATTTTCTGGATCCATTGCTAACATTGTGCACATATCTGTGCCTCGCGCATGTGACATCTCAGAGAAGTTCTCAAGCCGGTTTCGATGAATTACTTCAAGCGTTGTAGGTTTATCTGTGATATAGCCTAAGCCAGTATCAATAAGATCCTGCAATGCCCCTATTCCCGCCTTGGAAACATCCTTAATTGCAACCTTTGCTCTCTTTTTCAGCTTTGAAGTCAGTGAATTTGCTTCAGTTTGACTCTTCGATTTTGCTTCCTGTTCTCCTGCTTGTGCAATGAGATTTTTCTTCGCCCATGCCCTCCTGCGAGCTATGTCACGAGAAATCTCACGTATAATCCTTCGCTGGCGTCTTAAAATTTTTCTTTGAAGACGACCAGTTGGTTTACTCTCTTGTGTTTGAAGAGATTCACCGGATTCTGCTCGGAGTCCATTTCCAGCATACTCGATATCCTCAAAATGTGCAAATACTGAAATTGTAACTGTGGGTGTTGAAGTGTCTCCCGTTAGTCGTAACGGAGCTAACACATGCAAGAAGATTTTGCCGAACCAACCTTCTGCCGTCCCACCATTTGAACTACTTTCGCTCATATTCCAATAACGACTCGGCGCAACATATGGTATTTTCATACTAACTGTTGTGTTCGTATTGGCGCTCAAGATTGAGCACGGTAAATTTGAGGCTGAGTAGATATTTTGTTCGTAGTTCAAATTAG